GTTGAATTAAGAAACCATAGTTTCCAATGGACATTCACACCAAGAAATGCAGATGAAAGTAGATCATTAAGAGCTATGATTGATCTTTTCAAGCAAAATTGCTTACCTGCATTTAGTAAACTTGGTACACCTGTTCTTCAATATCCTCCACTGGTTGACATTAAATTTGTTCCATCAGAGATCAGCGACCTTATTAAATTTAATACGTGTATGGTAAAGGATGTGAGTATCAATTATGCTCCACAAGGTTTGCCATCATTTTTCCATGGCACAAAGCAACCAACAATGATTCAACTATCTATTGAGCTCATTGAAACTGAAATCCAGACAGCCAACAAATATGGTGTTGGAGCTGGAACTCCTGAAAGAGAAGATGGTGCTACTAAGATTGTTAAAATGGCTGACAGTGGATCAGATCGTCTTCCTGGTGTAGCAGAAGCAAAACGCTTGGTTGAAACTGGTGTAAGTGGAGTAATGAGTGCATTTGCCGAAGGTGCTGCAGGAGCAAATAATCGATGAAATACTTTAACAGATTTCCAGTTGTAGAATATGATGGTAAGGTTGCTAAGAATATTTTAGCACGAGTTGATTTTATTGATTCTTCAAAGAGAGACATTTACTCTAATTTTGACTATGTTCTAGAAGAAGGTTCTTCTAGACCAGATGTTATTTCAAACAACTACTATAACTCGCCGTATTATGACTGGTTGATTTATTTGTCAAATGGAGTAATAGATCCGTATCACGATTATTACAGATCGGCAGAAGACTTTCAAAGTTACATTACTGCAAAATACGGATCAACTACTATTGCTAGAAGAAATATACTTTTCTATAGAAACGATTGGTCGTCAGACGAGAGTTTAATCAATGAATCAGTATATGATAATCTTCAACCGGTAATTAAAAAATACTGGAAGCCTAAACTGAATAATACTGGCCAGATTACCGGTTACGAAAGAGTAAAAGAAGACTGGACTGTTTCAACAAACCAGATTGTAAAGTTAGTGATTACCAGTGATCTTGATAACTTCAATGTTGGAGACGTTATCGAGCAAGACGATGCTGAAGGAACTGTCATTCTAAAGAATGCTGATGATAATTCAATCACACTTCAGCATATTACTGGAGCGTTTGTTGCTAACACTGCAGATGGTATTACTTCTGCTACAATTCTTAGTAAAAATATTTCGGATTTAGAAGCTTCTTTCTGGTCGCCTGTAACAGCATATGATTATGAAGAAGAGCAAAACGAACTAAAGAGATATGTGAATATTATTAAAGCAAGTTATTTGCCAGACATTGAAAAGCAATTTGTTGAGTTAATTAAGAGATGACGACTGTTTCTATGCGGGAAGGCCAGTTCAAACTAAACACGTTTGAGCTCACCACTTCTACTGGTAGAATTATTCACTTGGGACCATATTGTTCTCGAGCCGACATCTATGAAAATGTTCTAGAGTCTACAACTATTGCTGAATTTATTATTGTTGATCGTATAGGATTGTTCGGTCACTTTAACTTTTTAGATCAAAAGATTAGTATCAATTATACTACATATGAAGACAATGCAGAAGCTTCTGTCAAGTATGAATTCTATCCCGTAGAACAAAACCCGAGCACTGTTTTACCAGATGATAAAGGTGTTGTGTTCACCTTGGTTTGTGTTTCAAAAGAAGCTATTAAATCAACACAGATTAAGAATGCTCCTTATGTGAAATCCAAAATCGAATGTGAAACAGCAATTCGAGAACATCTAAGTATCTTAGATAGTAGTAAACCACTATTCTTCGAGAAAACCCAAGGACTTCAAGCTTTTAATTTTACCGGACTGAATCCATTTGTGGCAATTGATAAGATTCGTTTGAAAGCAATGTCGAGTACTTATAAGGGCCATTGCTTTACTTTCTTTGAAAACAGTAAGGGATATCACTTCAAGTCTTTTGAAGCTTTGATTAAAGAAGGCAAAGACAAGATTGGTGATAAGTACTTTGTTCAGATGCCAGTTGGAGAAGCAGATATCACTGCTTCAAAGTGGAGAAACATTCTTGCTTGTAAAGTAGTTCAAACCGGTGGTCAAGCGGCTGCCCGTGCAATTGGTGCTGGTAAAGTTCTTATTAAAAGAAAGAATATCATTACAGGTGAAGTTGAAGACATCGAAGTTGATTCTACAAAGCTGGACTTTGTAAACTTAAACGAAGGTTCGATTAATCTTTCTGCCAAAACACAGAATGATTTATCTGAAAATGAAACCACATGTAAGTTAACATACTACGATCCTACCGTAGAAGAATCTGACAGTGGAAATGCTGAAGCTGTTAGACTATATTATATGGCGCATCTTTTAAATACTATTGCTCATATTACAATCTACGGAGATTCAACAATTACTGTTGGTGATGTAATTACTGCAGACATTCCAATTCATGATGGTTTGACTACAGGTGAAAACAACGCTTACAGAGAATCAAGTAAGACTCTGGCTGGTAATTATCTAGTAACGTCATGTCGCCACATTCTAAACTTCAATGAAAACGCTCAGTATTTACAAGCACTTGAAATTGTAAAAGATGGTATCTATGGCGAATTGCCAACAGTTAAGTTAATATAAGGAAGATATAATGGATATCCAAAAGTGGTTTGAAGGAAAGATTCATAGCATCGACGATCCTGAAAAGCTTGGTAGAGTTCAGGTTGAAGAAGTGCTTGGCCACTCTGTAGGTAAATATCGTGAAAACCCAGACAACCTATTCTGGTCTCATGTTCTTATGTCTCCAGCCAGTGCAAATGCAAAAGGCGTGGGAATGAGTCCACATGGACTTACAGTAGATTCAAAGGTGTTGGGATTCAAAATCAATGATGCTCTGTCATATGTAGTTGGTACCATTGCATATGCACAGGATGATAACAACCATTCGATTTCCAGGTATGCTAGAGAAAAAGGTCCGGTTGATAAGGAATATATTGAAGAACTCGGTGAGAAGAAAACTGAGTATGCTGCAAAGTATCCACACAATAAAACGATTACTACAACCTCTGGTCACGTATTAGAACTCGATGATACACCAAAAGCAGAACGTATTCACATTTACCATAAGTCTGGATCTTATGTAGAGATCTTTCCAGATGGATCGATTATTACTAAGTCTGTGAAAGACTCTGTGAGTGTAACTATGAACGATCATGCAATCAGTGTTGTGAAGGGTGATTTACAAATTCTTGCCAATGAAGGTAAGATTCAAATCACATCGGATAAAGATATTGATTTAGTTTCAAAATCCGGTGTTGTGAATATTCGTGGTGCGGTTATTGGACTGAATGGTTAATGTCTGTTGTTATTGAACTACCAAAGATTCCAAAGTTAGAATGCTCTCCTGATGGTAAGGTGAGTAAGAAAGACTTAGATGCTTATTTCAAGAATGTTGGTAGAACTATTGGCAGACTCAATTTATCTGTTACGAGTGTAGATTTAGATGATGAATGTACTCTTGCAATTCTTGCTGCAGCAATTGCAATTGAAGAAGTAATTAAACCACTTGATTCTATTACAACAAAACCACTTGATAAACTAAAGTCAAAAGAACTTGAACTTAGATATCGAGCTCGTGAACTTGGTAAAGACATTGAAGAATACTTTCAAAAGAAAGTTTCTGAAATATTACTTGATCTAATTGAATTATTAGGAATACCGAATCCATTTGAAGTGCCGATTCCTTTTATTGGAGTAGCAACTCTTATTGATGAACAAGGAAATCCTTATGAATATGATCCAGTAATTGCAGATCTGTTTACAAAAGAAGGCCAAAGAAAAGTAAAGCTGGCTATCAAGGAAGACATTGAAGCCGTTAAAGACTTTCTCGGTATTGAATCGACATACAATGGCGATCTAGGAGTCAAATCACCAGACCTTGAGGCCGAAGAAACTTGGCACAAAATAAAGAATTGGTTCAACAATCTTATTAATGACTTCATTGGATCTGTAGCAGATGCTATTGGAAAGGCTGTGAAAGCTATTCCAATTATTGGTAAGCCAATTTACGATCTTGTTTCTGCTGCAGTAGATCCTACCATTACTGTTGAACAAGCTTTTGATAAACTGGTGGCCGAGTACAAAGCCAAGATTAAGAAAGCGAAAGAAGACGTCTTATCAGGTAAAGCAGTTGAAGACCTTGGTCAAAAAATCTTAGACGAAGCTATCGATCAAATTTTATCAATTCAAATTCCTCTTATTGGCACTGTAGGAGATTTGATTGATATTGATCCAAATAAAAAAGATATCATTATTAAGGTAGGCGACTTCCATGAGATCGAAGATAAGGTAAAAGAACTGATTGCTAAAGCTCGTAGATTCTTTAAGGGTGGATTGATTGTCAAGATTAATGAGATTATTACCAAAGCTCCTGGTTATATCTTAGAGCAGTTTCCTATTGTTGGTAAGATCTTCAAGATTATTAAAAGAGTAGCAGATATTCTTTCTGGTAAGAATCCACTAACTGAATGTGAAGTACTGAGCATACTCTTACCACCAATCTTTAGTTTTGGCAGTTTAATTGAGAACTTACTTCCAGATTGTGTAGAAGTCATTTACGTAGAATAAATAAAAATAAAGAGAATTAGATGGCAGACATTTCTAGAATTGATAGGATTACTAGGACCGAGAAGACCGGCGAACCTTATTATAGTGACTTCTATAATAACTTCAACGCGCATCCTCAGAACAAGCGTTTAGTAAAATACGTAAACGAAGAGTCTGTCAAGAGATCAATTCGAAATCTTATTCAAACTGATAAAGGCGAACGCTTTTTTCAGCCTGAAGTTGGATGCAATATTCGATCATTGCTTTTCGAGCCAATGGTGGAAACAACTTCCATTCGCATGAAAGACATGATTGAAGATACTATTTCTAAATTTGAAAAAAGAGCACGAGTTCTTAGCGTTGAGATTTATCCATTTGAAGCTCGCCAAGCATATGATGTATTCATCGTTTTTGAAGTAATAAATAATGTTAATCCGGTAACTCTTAACCTCACACTGTACAGAGCGAGATAATGGCTAATTCAAGTATCATACTAACACAGTTAGACTTTGCGTCTTACAAGACATCATTAAAAGCATATCTCCAAGAACAGACTGAGTTCAAGGATTATGATTTTGATTCTAGTAACATGTCAGTGCTTATGGACCTGCTTGCTTATAACACATACCAAAATGCTTTCTATATGAACATGGTTGGCAATGAGATGTTTCTTGATAGTGCAAGACTTCGTGATAGCGTAGTTTCACACGCAAAAGAATTGAACTATCTTCCTCGTTCTTTTACATCATCCAAAGCAAAAGTTCAACTGAGAATTACTCCAACGGATACTACAAAGAACTCAGTTGTAGTTCCTAAAGGCACAACCTTTATTTCAAGAGTGAATGATTTTTCTTATACGTTTACTACAAATGAAAACGTAGTACTTACTACAAAAACAAATAGTTCTTTTGTAAGTGAATCTATTGATATCTATGAAGGTGTTTATCTTACAGACACATATGCCGTAGATTATGGCAATCCATTAATTTATAAGATTAACAACAAAACCGTTGACATTTCCAGCGTTACTGTTACTATACTTGAAGACAATGGATCTACAACACTAGAATATTCACGTGCTACTTCGCTATTTGGTCATGATGAAAATGCCAAAGTATTCTTTTTACAACCAGCAGTTGGTGATATATATGAAGTAGTATTTGGTGACGGTGTTGTTGGTCGCAAACCAAAGAATAACTCGATTGTAGTAATCGAATACAGAACATCAAATGGTGAACTTCCAAATGGCGCATTTAGATTTATTAATGCTGCTCGTATTGATAATGAAGCCAATGTAGCTATTACAACATTATCAGCAGCCGCAGATGGAACCGTTGCAGAAGATCTGAACTCAATCAAGTTTAATGCACCAAGAGCTTTCACGACTCAAGAACGTGCTGTGACTGCTGAAGATTATGAAAATCTATTGAAGGCCAACTATCCAGAGATTAATGCGGTGACTGCATACGGTGGCGAGGATGCAACACCTCCACAGTTTGGTCGTATCTTTGTTTCAGTTGATCTGACAGATGTTGATGGTCTACCAAAGATTAAAGAAGACGAATACAGAAGATTCCTTCGTTCGCGTTCTTCTGTAGCAATGGAACCACTCTTTGTAACTCCTGATTATACATATCTTAAGATTGATAGTACTGTTCGATATAACATTAACAGAACTGGTCTAAATCCAGAAGATCTTCGTGCATATGCAATTGATGCTATTCTAAACTATGCATCAACAAATCTAAATAGCTTTGCAAAAACATTCAGATACTCAAAAATGGTTCAAGCTATCGATGCTACAGATGCTAGCGTTATTAGTAACGAAACAGAAGTGAATCTTGTGAAGTATCTAACTCCAGATCTTGGTGTTCCTTTGAATCTAACAATCGATTTCAAGTCTCCACTTACTCAGGAAATTCCTTTGCTTGGTGATGAGCATCCAATCATCGACGTACATGGTATTACATCAACACCATTCACATATACCGGAATTCAGAACTGCATTCTAGAAGACAACGGTGATGGTGTTGTTCGTATTGTAACTCCGGTTGGTGCAAATCACAAGAAGATTGTCGATGTTGGTACAGTTGATTATGATACTGGTGTTGTAAGGCTGACAAACTTTACTGTTCAAAATTATATTGGTACATCTTTAAAGATCTATGCTGAGCCAAGATCACGTGATATTACTGCCATCCAGAATGTGATATTAAATATCATTGAACCAGACGTGAACATCACAATCGAACAGATCAGAGAATAATGAAAAAAATAGAAGCAATCATTTCTCCATTTATTGAGAACCAGTTTCCTTCTTTCTATCAGGAAGAGGGACCACAGTTCATTGCTTTTGCCAAAGCATACTTTGAGTGGATGGAATCTGCTAATAACGTTCTTTATCAAGCACGTAAACTTCCAGACTATCGTGACATTGATACGACTGTTGATGAATTTATTCTCCAGTTCAAAGAAAAATATCTGAAAAACATTCAATTCGATACTGCTACAAACAAGCAATTACTAATCAAGAACTCGCTTGATCTGTATCGTTCAAAGGGTACCGAGCGTTCTATTGACTTGTTCTTCAAATTGGTGTATGGTACAGCTGCCGAAGTACGTTATCCTGCAGATAACATTCTTCGCGTTTCAGATGGTATCTGGGAAAGACCAGAATATCTAGAAGTTACACACAGCCGTTTTAATGTCGAGTATGTTGGTAAACAAATTGTTGGTGCACTTTCTGGTGCCAAGGCATTTGTCGAAAAGTTCATTCGTCGTCGTACATCTGTTGGATATGTAGATCTACTTTACATCTCTGGTCGTCAAGGTGAGTTTAACAATGGCGAGGTTATTGGTTTAAATATCAACAATAGTCCAGTTTATGACAGAACAAAAAGAGCTAAGTTGATTGGTTCTGTTAAGCGTGTACTACTACAAGATCGCAGCCGTGAATTCCGTGTAGGTGATATTGTTACATTTGCTGGTACCACGAACGGACAAGGTGGACTTGCTCGTGTTGAGTCTGTCAGTGAAGCAACTGGTATCGTTGACTTCATCTTTATTGATGGCGGTTATGGTTACACACTTGATACAGAATCTATTATCTCTGAAAAAGTAATTACACTTGATAATGTAGTAGCAAACACAAATAGTGATCAATATTTCCGCCTGTTCGAACAGGCCGTTGAACCAATTGTAAATGCTACATTTACCAGCGCAATTGCCAATCTTTCGATTGGTGATACAGTCTCACGTTATATTGGTGGTACTGTTGTCGGCACCGGTAAGATTATCGATCTAGATCAAACAGGTGCAAATGGCACGGTGATGATCTCACACGTAAATGGTGTGTTTACAAATACCGCAACATACTATACATCTGGCAATGTCATCTCATTCTATGCCAACACAATCGAAGACAGAACGATTGGCGGTAAAGTAATGGGTATTCCAGAAATTTACACTGTGACGGTTGAAAACCAAGTTGGAACACTTGCAGTTGGTCAGGATGTTCTATATAAAAATACTTCTGCTATTGTTGGCAGAGGTATAATCGATAGTATTACTCCGGCTGGTACCGGTAATACTCTTGTAATCAGTTCTGCTCGTGGTACGTTTCCAATTGGAGAAAGATTAGAAGTATCTACAAACTCTTCAGTATCTGCAAACGTAGCCGAAGTAAATCTTACTGTTGGTGTATATGAGATTAAGAAGTTTATCAATACTTTAAAATACTCTTCTGCAAATAACGATAAGATTCTTGAGAGTAGCAGAATCTATCGTTATGATGCTGATAACAAGAAGGTCGCTGAGGGCCTTCTGTTAACTGTATCTCATGACTCTGGATCGAACACTGGTAACCTGACATTCATTCCATTGAAAGGTTACTTTACAGAAACTGATAGATTCTATACTGATACAAATACATCAATTGCAACTACAGTTACATACACAGTATCAAATGCTGGTGGAGACTATGTCGCATCTGAACATGCAAGACTTCTGACACAAACAACCAATACATCCGCAATTCCACTTTCAACAAGCTTTGGTTCTGGTGCGCAATTTAATGTTGGTACTCTTGGTGATACAGAAGACATCTTTATTGGCACTGACATAATCTCTGCTAATGGTGTAGGAACACTTGATTACGATCGTGTAACTCTAACAGTCGGATCAAATGCTGGTTTTGTTGTGGGTGATAGAGTTTATCAAGAAATTAGCAAGATTGGCTTTAATGCTAACAGTTCAGTGAATGCCACATCTGGATTTATTGATCTGCCGACTGCAAATACTCGATTTACAATTGGTGACATTGTCAAGTATCAAGTCGATGCTGGTAATACTGCACTCACTGGTCTTTATAATGGCGATTACTATTACATTGCTCTTGCAAATAGCACAGGTGTAATTCTTTCTTATCCGTATCGCAAGTCTGATCAAATCAATTCAACCAACTTCTCTACATTTGCTAATAATAAAGTAAATGAAGAAGGCCATTATCTGTATAAGCTTACGCATGGTACAGTTTTTGAAATTGGTTCTGGTGTACTTAGAACAAAAGATAATCATAATTACTTTAGTAATACCGGTGGTACTGCTAACACAACTGCTTATGCTAACAGTAATGTAACAAAGCACAACGCTACAACAAACACTGCAATTAGTGCTGTTACAGTATACACTACACTTACACAAGCAAATCAAGCATATGCTGCTCTTCCTGTGGCTGCTGCAGCACTTGGCTTTCCAAAGAATCCACAGGGCGACTCAAAGAATACAATCTTCTCTTGCTTGTCATTTAACAAGTTCACAATTGGCACAATTGGTTCTCTATCAGGCGTTGACCCCGGTTCTGGCTATAACGTCGATCCATACGTTCTGGCTCATCAACCATATATTTCAGCATTTGATCGCAAAGATTTTATTATCAATATTTCTGATGCAACAGGTGTATTTGCTGTTGGTGAAAAAGTAAATCAAACATTTGCCAACCTTGTTTACTATGATTTAAAGGTCGATGATGGTGCTTATAGCAACACATTCGACGAGAAAGCTGTAACTATTAATGTAGACGATGAAATTCAAAGTGGAAATGATTTCATTCTGTACGTATCAAACAATACTACATTTAATACTACCGACCAAGTAAACTCAAATACTGACTTTATTTTAATTGCTGGTGCTGACGTAAGTTATCCTGCAAACACTTACGTTCGTTATTATACCAACAACGGAAATACTGCACTTTCGGGTCTATCGAATAATGCATTCTACTTTGTAGCACTTGCAAACACTACTGGCGTAACGCTCTCGTCAACTGCCGGTGGTGCAAATATCAATATTACACAGGCCTCGAATGTTGCATCGTTCAACTCAAATACTGCAGTTGATGGCACCGCAAACTTTATTAGTATTGCAACTGCAAATACTCTCTTTGCAAATGGTCAGCAAGTAAGATATCTTACTGCTGCTGGAAACACTGCCGTTACTGGACTTACAAATAACGCTTTGTATTATGTAAGAAATGCCAACACCACTGGTCTTGCTCTGTCTGAAACAGTGAGTGGTGCTATCGTAGATATTACTGCTTTGAATCCTGGTGATTCTGGCCACTTCCTTAGATATTATAATCCAGCCGCAAATGGCCACAATCTTGTCAGGTACGCAAACGAATTTGCTAACAACCAAAGAATCATCTATCGTACGCCTGCGGCAAACACGGTTATCGATGGTCTGGCAAATAACACTGCATACTATATTGTTAGCTCGAACACTGTTGGCTTTAAGTTATCAGATACACGTGGCGGAACAGTCAAAACAATCAATGCTGCTTCTGCATCACTCGAATCACATACATTCTCGACCATTCCAGGATTCTTACCAGGTGATCGTTTATATGTAAATAGTTCGCCAATTGTCAACTGCGTAGTTCAATCAATCTATACAGTTGGTGCAAATGGATTTGTTCGTGTGTCGGGTAATACTGGTGAGCTTACAACAAACACACTTCATTCATACTCTACACCATATGTCAGTGCAAACATATCAAACATTGCATCTGTCCAGATAACATCTACTGCCAAAGGTATTGTCAAGTCTGCTAATACTTCTGTAGTTCGTGTAAAAAGACTTACATTTGAAAATACATTCAAAGCAGGTTCTATTCTAATTGGTGACGTTTCGGGTGCCTCGGCAAATGTAACCGGCATTACTGAAGATTTAGATCTTCTATATCCAATCGGTCTTAATGCTGATATTGAAGCAAACGTTATTAGTGCAAATGGTCAGATTACATCGCTTCAGATTGTCGACTCTGGTATTGGTTATTCTAACGGCGATGTTCTTCAATATACATCAGCTGATGGTGCAAGATCTGGTTCGGTTACAGTAGTAATTGATGGGCACGGTATTGGTCAAGGTTACTATAGAAGTTCAAGGGGCTTCTTGTCTGAAGACATGTACATTCATGACGGCGATTATTACCAAGAATACTCGTATGAGATTCTTTCAAAGATCTCTGTTGATCGTTATGCCGATATGTTTAAGAAGGTAATGCATACTGCTGGTACTAAATTCTTTGGCTCAGCACTGATCGTTGAAGAAGATTCAGTAACAGTAGAACTTTCAGAGATTGCAACAGGTCAAGAAGTACAGTTCAACTCTGCAGCCGATGTAAGTTCAGTAAATGAAACAATCGATACTGATATTACACCAAATCCGTTTGCAAATGGTGATATTGTAAAATACACTACTACAACAGCGAATACGATTGTTCAAGGACTGGCAAATAATACCAACTATTATGTTGTACAAACATCTGGTAGTACTGTGAAACTGTCAGCAACTGCCAATGGAACTCCGATAAATATAACAGCAAATACTACAGCTAGTGGTGACTCTACATCAGGTCACTACTTGACAAAGACGATCGAGGAATAAATGTCAGTTACTCAAAAACTTGTAACAACTAATTTTAATGTAGAAAGCGCTGCAAGTTTTGTGAGCTCTTTTGCTAATAACGACTACTTTGTCTTTGCTGGCAAGCATACTCCGTATCCTGGAAGTGATACAAATCTGACTACACCAAACAACAGTGTTAAGTCAACCAACCTTGATGTTTATGATAACATGATCTTTGCAAAAAGAATTGCAACAAGTGATGTTGTACATGTTGTAAACAAGTATCTCTGGTCTTCAAATACTTTCTATCATAAGTACGATCACCGCGATGGTGGTCTTTATGATAAGAGATTCTATACAGTTATAGATAATAGCACTGAATTTAATGTTTACAAGTGTTTATTTAATGCTAGTAACACTACAGTGAACGTAAACTCTACTGTTGCTCCATCTACTAAAACACTTGATCCGATTGTAACCGGCGATGGTTATATCTGGAAGTACATGTATAGTGTAACAAAAACACAATATGAAAAGTTTGCAACCACAAATTATATTCCTGTTGTTGCTAATACATCAGTTGAAACAAATGCTACACCTGGAACAATTGAAGTCATTGATATTGTAACACGCGGCAAAGGTTATGATAACTATATTGCTAATGGTACATTTAGAACAACAGACTTGTCAGTAGGTGCTGATACAATCTATGGTGCGCCGGATGATGCTGAAGCTGAGGATGATTACTATCGTGGTGGTGTAATCAAAATCACAACTTCTTCTGCTGGTGCTGCTGGCCAATATCGTAGAATTGTTGATTATCGTGGTGTAGGCGGACAAAAGATCTTTACTTTGAATTCTGCTTTTACAACACCACCGGCCGCTGGCGATACTTACGAAGTCTATCCGTATGTTTATGTTTGGGGTGATGGAACAGAAACAACTGCCGCCGAAGGTAGAGCAATTATTGATTCAACAGCCAATTCAATTGTAGAAATTGAAATGCTGAGTGTCGGTGCCGGTTATCGCTATGGCGAGTCTTATGCTGGCAAGACTTCTGACACAATTCCAATTACAATTAACAGTGCATTTATTGATATGCCAGCTTCTGTTGCAAACAGCGCTGGATTTACAGCCGCAACTCTTCAACCAATTGTTTCTCCTCCAGGTGGTCATGGTTCAGATCCACTTACAGAACTTGGAGCCAGAAGAGTTTGCATTAGCACTAAATTCACTAATAGTGAAGGTTCAACAATTCCAACTGAAAACGATTTCCGTCAGGTTGGAATTCTTAAGAATCCGCTTTACACAAATGTTGATTTAATTCTCCGCTCTGCTAATACTGTAGGTGGTAACTTTAATATTGGTGAAACTGTTTACCAGTTCAAGCAATATAAGCTTCATGGAAACGTTTCTGTTACTGCTTCAAATACTACTATTAAGAAAACAAATCAAGGCCGTATCTCTTCAACTATTACAATTACAAACGGTGGAACGGCTTATGATAATACCGATATTATTGTAGCAAATAACACCGGTACTGGTGGATCTGGATTTTCTGCAAATATTGCAACCAATGGATCTGGTGTAATTACATCTGTTGTAGTTTCGAACCAAGGTAACAACTATGTTACTCTTCCGACACTAACAGTTACAACATCAACAGGAACTAATGGCCAATTAGCTGCTGTCTTTGCTAATCCACAGACACCTACATTTAAAGATAACTTTACTGCAGGTGATTATGTTCTAGTTACAAAAGGAAGTAATAACTATCTTACTGTTGTAAGTGGTGTTCCACAAGACTATCAAATCACTGCATCAACAAACTCTACGTTTACTGCAGACGATTGTGAAATCTCGGCTCTTGTTCTTCAGGCTTCTGGTAAAGTAACATCAGTTAGTGCTGGACAGGTCACTCTTTCAAATGTTGCTGGCGTATTCTCAGAAGAATCAAAGATTATTGGTCTTACTTCTGGCGTAACAAGTATTATTGAAGCAACCGCTAACCTCACTCCTCCAGCTGTAGCTATTCAGGTAAATGATAAACCGGCCGGAGCATTTAATACAGCAGTTCAGCTTTCGAGACTAGTGGGCAACTTCCCATCTGGTGGTACAAGCTTTATTGCTGACGAAGTAATTGAGCAAGAGAGCCTTATCTCGTTTGCTATGCCACGTGGATCTTTCCACTCTATCACTCTTGGTGGTGGCGTAGATGACGATGTTATGTTTATTAGTAATAAATTTGGTATCTATAACTTAGATGAAGCAGGCGTAAGAAATATCGTCGGAGTCACTTCTGGCGCTACACTTGAGAATTTGAGTAATAAATATCCTGGAGACTTTGTTGTTGGTAGCGGTCAAGTTCTATATATTGAAAATCTAGATCCGATTACTCGAAGCAACAATAAATCAGAAATAATTAAGATAATTTTGGAGTTCTAAATAAATGGCTCTGCAGACAGACCTAAATGTATTTCCGTACTACGACGACTATGATCCGGCGAAGAACTTTTATCGTGTTCTTTTCAAGCCAGGTGTAGCCGTTCAGGCACGTGAGCTTAATCAACTCCAGACCATTCTACAGAATCAAGTTGAGAAGTTTGGCGATAACATCTTTAAGCGTGGTACAATCATCGAAGGTTGTAACATTAGCCGCCACTCGGTTCTTCCTTATGTTAAGATTAAGGATACTGAAACAGACGGTACTCAAATTGCTATTACTGCATTTGAAGGTATGTCTGTTCGTAACAGTTCAAATGTGGCAGGTCATATTGTTAAGACTGTTGCCGGTTTTGAATCGCGTTCACCAGATCTAAATACGCTCTATGTAAAGTATAACTCATCAGGCACAAATTCAAACACATCAACATTTGCCGCAGGTGATACACTCGAAGTCTTTAGTCCACTTTATCCAATTTTCAAGACACGAGTAAATAACGGTTCTTCTCTGTTTAGTAATACAGATTCGGTAGTAGTTGTTTCAGCTCTTGCTGTTCAAAACTCTACTGGTGGTAATACTTTCCCAGCCGGTGCGTTTGCCAATGGACATACCATTCAAAATGGTGTAGCAAATCTTGTTATTGTAGAAGCAAATGCGACTGCAAATGCTGAAGTACTTATTCTCAAAGTAAGACCATATGCAAATAACCTTGCTGATGGTACTGCAAATACAACATTGTGGCGCTTTGGACCAGGTGAAACAATTCGCAGTGCTAACACTGCAAACACTGCAAACGTTGTTGCTCTAATTGGTGCAAGCGCATCAGGATCTCTTGTTACAGATGCTCTTGGTAAAGTAACATCTATTTCTGTAATTGGCCAAGGATCTGGTTACTACGTTCCACCGCATGTAACAGTAATGAAGCAATCAACCACAGCTCTTTCGGCTACCGAAATCGGAGATCTGGATGTTTTTGCTCTTAACTATATGGCCGCTATCACTGTTGCAAACTCAGCAGTATCTCCAGTTGGCACTGGTTATGGTGTAACTGTTGATGAAGGTACTATCTATCAAAAAGGATTCTTCTCAAGAGTATCTCCACAACTTGTAGTTGTCAATAAGTACTCAAACACCGGTTTTAGCAAGTCAGTTGGTTTCTATACTGCAGAAGATATTATTGATAGCAACGAAGATACATCACTTCTTGATAACGCTACTGGCACTTTCAACTACGCTGCTCCTGGTGCAGATCGTCTGAAGCTAACTCCAGAACTTACTGTTCTTACTAAGGAAGAAGCGGATGCAAATACTGACTTCCTTCCAATCATCGAGTTTGCTGACGGCCGCCCATACAAACAGAACCAAAGCACAGTCTATAATGTTATTGGCGACGAGATTGCCAAGAGAACATACGAAGAATCTGGTAACTACGTTCTAGATCAATTTATCTTTGCAACTCGTGATTCGGCAACATTCTCTGAAACATCTTCTGTATTCAAGATGAATGTGGATCCAGGTAAAGCATATATCAACGGTTATCGTGTAGAGACCGAACACTATAGAGCAAACGTTGCTAAAGGTGTTGCAACAGGAACAAACAATGCTGCCAAGCTTCGTCTTGGATACGGTAGTTATGTTCGTGTAAAGGAACTTGGTGGTAACTTTGCTTTCAATATCGGCGCGCAAGTAGATTTACAAGATGCTACAGCAGCTTATGTTACAACATCAGCTGGCAATGTTATCTCGGCATCTGGTAACAAGATTGGTGAAGCACGTATTCGTTCAGTAACTCTTGAATCAGGACAAATCGGCGCAGCTGATGCTGTATATCGCCTGTATCTGTTTGATGTTGTTATGAACGGTGGTAAGAACTTCGGTAACGTACGTTCAGTATACTACGGTGGAACAAACAAAGGTGTTGCAGACGTTATCATCGGTGCAAGCGGTCAGGCTCAACTGGAGGATGCAGGAAGCACATCGCTTCTTTACAACTCTGTTCCAGCAATGAAGACTGCTGCAAATATTTCTTACACATACCGCACTGTCAATGAGTCAGAGACTGCAAATACATCTGGCTTTATCGAACTAAACCTTGGTGCTGGCGAAGCATTCCCTTATTCTGGTGCACTGAGCACATCTGCAAAGAATGAACTTCTTATCATTCCAAAGGCCAATTATCAGGCACTGGCTGCAGCAACCGGAACAATTTCTATTGGTGCTGGTTCCACTGCCAATACTCTTGTTGCAGGTGCCGGCGGTACAAACTTCCTGAACGTATTCAGTGCCGGGGACTTCATCAAGTTTGCAAATAGCACTGGCGGTACAACAGTTGTTGCTCAGGTATCTCAGGTAACTGGTGCGTCGTCAATGGTTCTAACTGCTGGTGCAGGTCAAACATATTCTGGTGGTACTGCAACTCTCTACTATCCAGCTAACGTTCCTGTCTCGCTGTCAAGCAAAGCTGCACGTTATGCAAACGTGAGCGTATCAAACAGCCAGGTCATGACGATCTTCCTTGCAAATAATATTGCAAACTCGACTGGCAGTTCTTCATCCGCTAACGTAATGGTTGTCTATAACGCAACTCGTACAAGTGTAAGTTCTGCTGTCAAGTCTTCAAACCGCTCAGTACACACAAGAGTTGTTTGCTCGAATAACGCAGGTGGTGTGAATGGTCCATGGGCACTTGGTCTGTCAGATGCATACCGTCTGAGAAAAGTATTCCAAGCAAACGGCGCGTCAAGAGCTCTATCGTTTAATGCAAACACTGGCGTTGAAAACTCTGGTACAGCAAATGCATTTGTTCTGATCTCAGATAACCCATTTGCAAACGGTGACTCGGTTGTTTATGCTGACAATACTACAACAATTACCGGTCTATCAGATGCAGGAACATACTACGCTGTCTTTGCAAACAGCACTGGTATGGCTCTGGCTTCTACTCGTGGTGGCGCTAACCTGACTCTGACTGCAACTGCAACCTCAGAGAATCACACACTGACCGGCCAACCAATCTTCTTTACTGGCAATACATCAGGTACTCTTGATGTAACAAACGATTTCTATGTCGACACCAACCAGAAGGAAGATTATCTAGATACTTCTTATCTGTACAGAAAGCCACGTGCAACTACACTCTCATCAAATGATGTTCTTCTGGTTCAGTACGACGTTTTTACTGGCGGCGATGCTGGTGTAAAAACAATCAGTTCGTATCCAATTGACGATACTCTCGGATTCGATGCACTAGTTACTTCTGCAAATGTGCACACCATGGAAATTCCAGAGGTTCTTGGAACAGGTGGAATATACTACGATCTTCGCGATCAATACGACTTCCGTCCACGTTCGGCAAACACAATCAATCTGATTACTGACATCTC